GTGAGATTAAAGAGTGAAAACTTGTAACGATTGCTTCGAGATAAAACCAATAGATGATTTCTATCTGTGGCAAGGTAAGTATAGGCGAGCAGCTTGTAACCCATGTAAAAACAAACAAGATCATCAGAGAGTATTATCTAAAAAACTAGCTGCTGGTGATAGATCGATTGTTAATTGTAGTAGGTGTGATTTATTAATGAGAAAAGTAACTAATAGAAAAGTGTGTCAAGCATGTAGGGGGCTATAGATGAAAACTAAAGAGATTGATTTGTGGGTTGAATATGATGGTGTTATGAACTCCATTAAAAGAGGAACTCATTTAGGCAACGAAATATCTGCTAATAGAAATTGTTGCTCATCTAGTGCTGTTAAAGCCAAACTAATCATCGAGTTACCAGAGCAAAAGGTTGAGATAACTGAGAATCAGCTTGATAGATTGTGGATCAAATACAACCTAGAAGGTAAGTTGGAAGATATTAAAAAACAACTAGGCTTCAAATGAATAACCACCTACAAGCAATAGCATTAGCGATCTACTTAATAGTGTGTTTCGCATTTACATATATAGCAATCTTTCAAGGGTGGGTTTAAATGGATTACGAGATGAAATGCTGCGAGCTACAAAAGCAGCTAGATGACATAGAAGAATTAATAGATAACTCGAATGATGATAGGCTGCAAAAGCTTAGGGATCAAGATAGACGGATTAAGTATCTAGAGAGGCTGATAAGTAGAGGTGAAGAATGAAAGATATAATATGTTGGTGGAGTGGCGGAATAACATCTGCTGTAGCTTGCAAAATAGCTATTGATTTATATGGCAAAGACAGGTGCAGAGCTGTGATGATTGATACAGCTAATGAGCATGAAGATACTTATAGGTTTTTATCTGATTGTGAGAAGTGGTATGGCATAGAGATAGAAACTATATCGGCTATCGGTAAAGACTACGATAGTATTCAAGACGTATGGAGAAAGCATCTATCATTAAATGTTGCATCTGGTGCTGTATGTTCATACAAACTTAAAAGAGTTGTAAGAGAGAAGTGGCAAAAAGATAATGACTATAGCTATCAGGTATTCGGCTTTGAGTTTATGACTAAAGAATTTAAGCGAGCTTTAGCACTTAGCTTAAATCACCCTAAAGCAAAACCAATATATCCACTAATGATGATGGCATACGATAAAGAAGACTGCTTAAAGATAGTCAACGAAGCAAATATAGACATACCAGAAGCATATAAAATGGGTTTTCAGAATAATAATTGTCTACAAACTGGCTGTATTAGTGGTGGCATAGGCTATTGGAAGAAAATGCAATCTGAATACCCAGAGAAGTTTAATGCAATGGCAAATATGGAACACTACCTAAGCAACGCAAAGGCATCACCAGTTACATGCTTAAAAGATCAATCAAATGATGCTAAAGCTAAAAAGAAGATAACCAAATTTGCTGATCTAGTATTTCTAAAGAAGCACCCAGAGTTTCCAGGTAATAAATGCTTGGATGATATGAGAGGCAGACCAGTTGAGCCTCTAGTTGATTGCAATGGCTTATGTGGCGTGGGGGATTTAATATGAAAAAATGGTTTGATGAATACGGGTTAATACATGATAAAAATCTAGATAATGGCTATCGGTCAGGTAATGGCAGTTACTATACAGCACTATTCTCAGCGTTTTGTGGCTTCGGTGGCGATATAAAAACAATGGTTAAAGATAATAGAATATCAGATATATTAGAAGATCAATTCGCATTCCATCACTACATACCAGAATACAGAATAAGAACTTTAAGATATCCGTCTAATTCTGCATTAGATAGTCACGACAACATACTAGCTCACCTATACTTCGGAAGCTTAACCGCTGATGATCTAGAGAAAACTGGATGGTACATAAATTCAACGCTGCCTAGCGATTTTACTTGGAAGCAATGTTTGGCGGATATATGGCGGTTAGTAAAAGATAAAGGATTTAAACCGCATAGAAACGCATGGCATGAAGGTGATTATAGAGCGATTGCTAAGATTGCTAACAGATTACCATCTTGGTTGAGATATTATGGATCTAGAAAGATTAGATATTACACAGCATTTTTGCTGCATATATTTGTCAGCTACTTGAAGCCGAACTTTAAAAACGGCATACGTGAAACTAATTCAGTATCAGCTAAAATCCAATGCTATTTCATGTTACGCACAACTGGTAGCAAGTGGTTAATCAAGTTGTTTAACATAAAAGATCTGTGTGATATTTACTTTAGTGAGAAAGAGCATCCTATTCGTGTGCTTCTTAACTCCGAGAAATCAGATTAAACAGAGTTATGATAATGCAAATTATAGAAACAACGAGGTAATAAATGAGCGACAAAGATAAACAGATTGCCAATCTACGTAAAAACCTAGCTGAATCAATAGCTAAGGAATGTAAGTGCGAGAATAATACATCAGTTAATCATGAGGTTATTGATAGGAATTTGAAACTAAGAGAAGAAAATAAGATATTGAGTGACGCTATAGATAAATACAAAGAGATGCAGAATGGTGCAATTGAGAAGTAATGGTGCAGATTGGTGCAATTTAATAGATGTAGCTAGTAAAATTAATATTATGCGGTTTTATAAGTGTATATACATAAGTTTTAGAATATAGGTTAGTGAAATATTTTTTACCTAGATATACAGGATTGATAATGTGAGTAAAAGATAATTCGCTATTTAGATTTAGTGAAATGGAAATAAGGGAGAAATTATGAAAAACAAGAAGTATCAAGAAAAGGTTTATTGTGACGGTAACGGGAATATATTAGTTGTTTATCCGAATATGTGTGGCTGTCACCCCAATGAGTTCACTGTAGATTTTCCATACAAAAGAAATGGTGGAATAACTGTTAGATTCAACAGCTACTTAGGTGGTATGAGATACTATAATGCAAACTATACATTTATAGGTAATTTAAACTAAATACACTAAGAAGTATTAATGAAACGAGATAAAGGATAGATATGAGAGATATAAACAAAATAATTGATATAAGAGTTGACGAGCTAGAGAAAGAAAATGAAAAACTAAAAACCCAACTAAAAGAAGCTGAAAAGGTTATTGATGAAGTTATATCTAGAAGCATTTATACCTATACCAATACTCAATGTGAAAGCGCAAAAGAAAGAGTGGTTAAAATCGCTAAGCTAGGCGAAGAATACCGAACTAAATACACTAAAGAGTGAAATCAGCTACTTATAAAAGAACTAAAATCATCAGTTTTAATTATCTAGATTAATACACAGCATCTATTATATCATATATGAGATGAAGCTCTCAGTAATGCTATTTATGTTTATATCATTTATGCTTAATGCTTTTGCATTAGATATCGTGCTGATGGATTATTCAGATATAGATCATGATGAAATAAAAGCCTATAACTACAGCCAGGAAGGTTGTGAATGTATTTGCAATGGATACTGAATTAAATCTAATTAAATCACCATATACGCAAGAAGAAAGAATAAAAGCTAGAATAGATGCTTTTTATACGGACATACATGCTGGTGATGGAGATATGAGCTACATAGAAGATATATTAGCTGCTGTGCATGATTATTTGATATTATTCGATGATGAAGATGTTGTTATGTCTACATTTAAGTTAAAAGAAGCTATTTTTTATATAGCGCATTTTAATAAAACCTGATAAAAAGATGGTGTGTGTTCAATGTAGATACTATATTGATATTTGCCGCTGGTTTTAATTCATCCTTTTCTCCAGCGGCTTTTCTATTTGCCATCCCATAAATTACCTAGATACAATAAAGATAACTCTTAGACGGGTTAACCATAAATTTCTCCTATCGATTTATGTGCAAACAAAAGCCAACTCATGGAAGAGTTGGTATGCCAGTTATTTGACAGCTCTAATAGATGAATCTATCTTTAAATGTAAGTAAGAAGTTACTAATAAGGGAGTCAGAAGTGACTAAAAAGAAAGCATACGGCGGTAGACCGACTCTATATTCAGAAGAGATGCAGAAAAAAGCAGACGAATACCTAGATTTTTCATTATTTGAAACATACTCAAAAGAAATAGTCGTAAAAGATCAGATACAAACGATTAATCTAGAGCGACCTAATAGCATACCAAGTATAGCATCACTTGCTTTACACCTAGGTGTACACAGAGAGACATTATACAATTGGGCTAAGGCAGAGCGTCAGTTTTTCGACACATTAGAACATCTAAGGCAAAAACAGCAGCACTTTCTAGAATATCATGGGCTAACCAGGGGCTACGATAGTGGATTTGCTAAGTTCTTAGCTGTTAACGTAACAGAATACAAAGACAAAGTAGAAGAAAAGCATGAGGTTAACACTACTGTAAAGTTAGCTTATAAGATAGATGATAAAAAATAAATGTCGTCTACACCTACCTTCCAAGATTTCAACCCAACATTAATACAGTGGCAGTATGATAGCATCTGTTATGCTCACAACTTTGATTACACCAGAGGCATACTAGAATCATTTGCATCTGGTAGTATTGGATCAGCTAAAACGATCAAGGATATTCATCAGATAGTTAAGCATTGCATAGAAAACGATGGTGCTAAGTATCTTATGGTTAGACGTGCATTAAAAGATTTAAAGCGTACTAGTTGGGATGTGTTGTTAAAGCATATATCTGACATACCACATCTAATATCTAGTTATAATAAATCTGATATGACTATTACATTCATTAATGGATCATCTATCATTGGTGACAGTTACGATAAGGGTGATTTAGAGAAGTTTAGATCGCTCGAGCTATCTGGTGCTGATTTCGAGGAAGGCAACGAGTGTACTAAGGAAGTATATGAAGCTATTAAGATGCGTGTAGGTCGTATACCATCAGTAGTTCAAAATATTATCACCATTAGAACTAACCCAGATGAGCCTAGCCACTGGCTGTATGAGTATTTTATAGAAGATAAAAAGCACCCATGTAAGAAGGTGGCTTATTCGTTAACAGAGCAAAACCCATTCTTACCTAAGTGGTATATCGAAAACTTAAAAGCTGATTTAGATCCGATGATGGCTAGACGTATGCTTAAAGGTGAGTGGTTATCTATCAGAGGCGAAGCAATCTATTACGCTTATGATTCTGATAAGCAGTTCTTGAGAGATACAGAATATAAGATTAACCCGTATCATCCAATATACTTTGGGCATGATCAAAACATCGCAGATGGTAAGCCTATGTCGATGTGTATGTGGCAGTATATCAATGGTGTATTTCATGTATTTAATGAGTTTATTCTACAGGGATTCTCGACACCTAAGTTAATGGATGAAATAGGAGAGTCTGGTGTATTTGAGAATCATAATCTATTTATCATAACAGGTGATTGCAATGGCTGGAATAAAGATACAAGGGGAAATCTAACAGATTATGATCATACTAGAAAATACATCGAGAGCTATGTCAGAAAGGATGGCACTTACGTAGATGTTCAAATGGAAGTACCTAAGTCTAATCCATCAGTAAGAGCTAGGCAGAATATGGTTAACGCACAGTGCTTGAATGATTTAAAGCAGATAAGATTATATGTATACAAGGATGCACCTACAGTTGATAAAGGCTTGAGGCTTACTAAGCTTAAAAATGGATCAACATATCTAGAGGATGATAACGACCCTTTTCAACATGTAATAACTGGTTTAGGCTATGGTGTATACAGAATTAAAAAATACCTAGATAATAATAGTAAATCTGGAATAATATTTGAATAAGGAAGATCATGCCTAAAAATCTAGAAATAACTGATATCAATATTGTTACTCAAATCATATCTGATATAGAGGGTAGTGAAGAGAGAGATAGAAAAACTAAATCATTCGATAGCTGGCAAATATACTCTGGTAATGTAAAGCCTTATGTAGAAGATGAAATCATTAGAACACGACCTAAGTCATTCACTGGATATTCTATATCTGATATATCGTTTAGTAAGATGATTACAGATGCTAAATCTAAGGCATATAAAGAGCAGCCGCTTAGGTCTATAGATGGTGAAGATAATGTTAAAAATGAAAGGCTTAGAGATATCTATATAGAGGGTGATGCCAAGAGACAGCTACCATATTTTGATTGCGTTAATAACCTACAGAAGAATGCTTTGATCTGGGTTAATAACAGAGATGAAG